GCTAACACGCTTGTTAAAAATCTTAGAATACTGGAAAACATATCCTCTAATCCTATTACAATTCACCAGATGAGCATTGGCGGAGACGAGGAGGCCGGGTATATGATGTATGACGCAATCAAACAGAACAAGTGTCATATTACCATATACACCCATGGTGTGGCAGCTTCTATGGGTTCTGTTGTGCCACAGGCGGCGGACCACAGAATAACGATGCCCAATTGCTGTTGGTTAATTCATAGGGGGGCTACGGGCATTAATGGTCATCTTACTAGAAAGCAAGCCAAATCGTGGGCGGCTTGGGAAGAATATGGGGATAAAAGGATGATTGACATTTTTGTTGCTAGATGTAAAGATGCGCCACAATACAAGGACAAAAGTGAATCACAAATACGCTCTGATATAAAAAGAAAATTGGACACAAAGGGAGATTGGTTTTTAACTTCTCAGGATGCTGTTGATTTTGGGTTTGCAGATGCGATGGAGGGTGTATGATATCTAATGCGCAAAAAATGCAAGACGCTTGGTTGAATATTGAGGTTGACGAGTCTAAGATATTCAATCCCATGGAGTTTGTATTAGAGGGCGCCGGTAGAGATGAATTATTGGAACGAATTGCTTGGTTGATGATGCGTCCAGAGTATTTTTCATTCGCCTGTAAATATATATTAAACATTGAGCTTTCCCCTTTTCAAGCTCTTATCCTGCACGAAGTATGGAATAGAAAATTTCCAATGCTTATTGGTTCTCGTGGGATGGGTAAATCTTTTCTACTTTCAGTTTACCCGCTTCTTCGTGCCCTATTTATGCCACGTAGAAAAATAATTGTTGTTGGTGCTGCTTTTAGACAGTCAAAAGTCTTATTTGAGTACATGGACACCATTTGGAAAAATGCCCCGATTTTAAGAGATCTGTGTGGCACTAATAGTGGGCCTAGACGAGATGTTGATAGATGTGTGATGCATATCAACGAAAGCACTATTACCTGCCTACCTCTTGGTGATGGTTCAAAAATTAGGGGTCAGCGTGCGAATGATATTATTGCTGATGAATTTGCTTCTATTCCCCGTGACATATTTGAAAATGTTGTGGCTGGATTTGCAGCCGTCGCCGCCTCCCCAATTGAAAAAATAAAAAGTAAAGCAAAACAAAAAAAGGCACAACAGTTGGGCGTTGATGTGGAGAAAAACGAAAACGCCATTATGGAAAAATCTAACCAAATCATTTTATCAGGAACCGCTTATTATGATTTTAATCATTTTGCCGACTATTGGAAGAGATATAAACAAATAACAAATAGTTGTGGAAACTCTACTAAACTTAAGGAAGTGTTTGGTGAAGAGCCCCCTCCTGAATTTGACTGGAAAGAATATTCTGTGATTCGCTTGCCCGTTGATAAACTTCCAGATGGGTTTATGGATGATGGTCAGGTAGCGAGAGCTAAGGCCACAATTCACTCTGGTATATATAACATGGAATATGGGGCCTGTTTTACCACAGATAGTCAGGGTTTCTTTAAAAGAAGCCTTCTTGAGTCTTGTACCACTTCTCCAAGTAGGCCGATAATACTCCCTTCTGGAGAGGTTTCGTTTGAATCTATACTAAAGGGATCTTCTGATTGTAAGTATGTATTTGGCGTTGACCCTGCCTCAGAGGTAGATAATTTTAGTATTGTTGTTTTAGAGGTTCGTGGAGACCATAGAAGGATTGTGCATTGTTGGACAACAAACCGCCAACAACATAAAGATAAGCTAAAATCTAAATTGGTTGACGAAGATGATTTTTATTCTTATTGCGCTAAAAAAATCAGACAGTTAATGAAAGTATTTCCCTGTTATGAAATAGCATTAGATGCTCAGGGTGGTGGTATTGCGGTTATGGAAGCGCTTCACGACAAAGATAAAATAGGTGATGGCGAGGTTCCAATATGGCCAGTAATAGAAGAAAAAGAAAAAGACACAGACGATCATTCTGGTTTACATATTTTAAGATTATGTCAATTTGCTAGGGCTGATTGGTTAGCAGAGGCCAATCATGGCTTAAGAAAAGACTTCGAGGACAAAGTTCTGTTATTTCCATTCTTTGATGCTGCTAGTATTGGTATTTCTATTGAGCAAGACAAGGTTGCTGGAAGAAGGTACGACACTCTTGAAGATTGCGTTATGGAGATCGAGGAACTCAAGGATGAGTTATCTATGATTGTAATGACTCAAACATCTACTGGCCGTGAAAGATGGGATACTCCAGAAATCAAAGTGGCGGCGGGTAAAAAAAGTAGGCTTCGTAAAGACCGCTATTCTTCACTCTTGATGGCGAATATGTCTGCAAGGTCTTTGGTTACCGAACAAAAAATTGAAGAGCATGGCGCGATTGGGGGTTTTGCTCGCGTGGATAGCGGCAGCAAATTCAACAACGATAAGCTCTATCATGGCCCCAATTGGTTTGCAGAAAAAATACAAGATGTTTATTAGTTTGTGTGTATTACTATTGACAATAGCACTATCAATACCATTAATTGGAGATTAATATAAATGGCCGATTCATCACTCTATAGAACATGGGATAGTGACTCCCAAAGACAAGAAGCATATGCTCAAACTGGGGATACCATAGATGCTTATGATGGCATACAGAAAGCTGTTGCATATGGTAGAAGAACTAGCTATATAGACATTGAGCCCAACAGATCAGTCAGGACGGGTTTTCTTAGGCAGGACTATGATAATTTCCGTCCGGGCGAGTCAGTATCTAGTCATCAGAAAAAAATAATGAAGATGAGTATGCAGGCTTATGATAGGGTTGGTATCATTCGTAATGTTATCGATCTAATGAGCGATTTTGCTTCTCAGGGGCTAACTTTGGTTCACCCCAACAAAACTATAGAGAAGTTTTATAGAAAATGGTTTACTCAGGTTGGTGGTATTGATAGGTCGGAAAGATTTTTAAACTATCTTTATAGATGTGGAAATGTTATTGTCAAAAGACGGACAGCAAAGCTGAATGAGCAAAAAGAAAGAGAACTTAAGAGGGCCGCTGGCGCAGATTTAGAAATTAAAGATCTGAGGGTAAAAAGAAGAGTCATACCATGGCAATATGATTTTTTGAATCCTCTCGCTGTAGACGTTCAGGATTTTGGCGCCCAGATGGTTGGGAAGCCGCAGTTTACCTTAAATCTATCTAAATATACTTATGAGTCTTTGGTCAAAAGCTCTAACACCAATAAAACAATTTTCAAAACACTACCAAATGATTTGCAGAAAAGGTTGAAAAACGGTGATAGGCAAATCCCTCTCGACCTTGACAAAGTGGGCTTTTATCACTACAAAAAAGATGACTGGCTTTTGTGGGCAAACCCCATGATATATGCTATCCTCGATGATATTATCATGCTTGAAAAAATGAAGCTGGCAGACTTGGCCGCTTTAGATGGGGCCATATCCAACGTTAGACTTTGGACCGTGGGCGATTTGGACCATAAGATTATTCCAACTAAGGCCGCAATCAATAAGCTTAGAGATATTCTTGCAATCAATGTTGGGGGCGGAACTATGGATTTGGTATGGGGTCCAGAGCTTAAGTTCACAGAAAGCCAGTCTCAGGTTTATAAGTTTTTGGGCGCTGAGAAATACCAACCAGTTCTTACTAGTATTTATGCGGGCTTGGGCATTCCCCCCACGTTGACCGGCGCGTCGGCTGGTGGCGGCTATACCAATAATTATGTATCTTTAAAAACATTAATTGAAAGACTTGAATACGGAAGAGAGATACTTTCTAATTTCTGGAGACACGAGATAACATTAGTTCAAAAGGCTATGGGCTTCAGATTTCCTGCTGAAATTCATTTTGATTCTATTATATTATCAGATGAGGCGGCTCAAAAACAGCTTCTTATACAATTAGCTGATCGTGATATTATATCCCAAGAAACCCTACTTGAAAGGTTTAGAGAATTGCCCGGAATTGAAAGAATTCGTGTGCGACGTGAAGAAAGAGATCGCACAAATGATTCCTCTTCTCCAAAGAAGGCTGGACCTTATCATAATCCTCAACATAGGGAAGATATGGCCAAGATAGCTCTCACCAAGGATGTTTTAGATTCTGAGCAATATCTAGAAAAGGTTGGCCTTCCTCCAGCCACCAAAGAAGAGGAAACGGAGGTTAAAGATTTGGCTCCACCGCAAGAAGTAGAACACGATCCTCCTGAGCTTAATGGTCGCCCCAAATTCTCCCGCGATGTAACAAAACGTAAGCAAAAACGGGTTCTTCCTCGTAGCGGGGACGCAATGACCGCAACTTTGTGGGCTCTTGAGGCACAGAATAAAATATCTGATATCGTTTCTCCCGTGGCGCTATCTCACTTCAATAAGAAGAATGCCAGAAGCCTAAATAAAGCCGAGGTGGATCAATTAGAATACCTAAAGATATGTATTCTTACCGGTATACAACCATATATGGAGGTTACGCCAGATCTGGTTAAGCAATTGTTGGATATGGGCACTAAACCATCTAAGGATTTCAATTCGGTTGTTGCAAATAAGGTGGATTCTTTTGTTTTGACCAATAATAAAAAACCAAATAACTCTGAGATGAAATACATATACGCTTCCTCCTTCGTTGACATGTTTGATTTTGCTCAATAAATACCAAAGATTTTATTTTTTGTGTATTATCGTTCTGGAGGCTTTTTTATATGAAAGTATATGAATCTGAAATCAAAGACGGTATTAGCGATCTATTGTTAAACAATAATAGTATTGCCTGTTGCGCTGTTGCGGAAACCTATAAACCAGATACTTCGCTAGAAGATATGGAGAAAATTAAAAAGGTTGTCGCTAAAAATGCTCAGGCTGAAGATCTAGCCGTCGCCCAAAATGAAGATCAATTTGATTTATATTATCTTAAATCAATATTGGTGAGTACGGGGTGGAATAAAAATGATGACGTGTTTGATCCCAAGGAGCTTTGGTTAGCCAGAGATACTCCCGAAGATAAGCCTTTCAATTATATGCATGATGAGAAAGATATTATTGGTCATATCACTGGTAATATTGTGGTCGGTTTCGATGGTCAAGAAATTGATCTAGAAATAGAAGAAATACCTAATACTTTTAACATTCTTACTACTTCTGTAATATATACGGAGTGGAGCGATCACAGTCAAAGAAGTCGGATGCAAAAAATTGTCTCCGAAATCGAGGATGGGAAATGGTTCGTTTCCATGGAATGTTTATTTCCAGATTTTGATTATGCCTTAGCTGACAGTGATGGATCTATTAAGGTAGTTCCCAGAAATGAAGCATCGGCATTTTTAACAAAACATCTAAGATCTTACGGTGGAAATGGAAAATATCAAGACTATAGAGTTGGCAGACTATTAAGAAACGTATCGTTCTCTGGTAAAGGCTTAGTTTCCAAACCTGCTAATCCTCGTAGTGTAATATTGGAAGGAAACGAATTTTTCGACGAATCGAAAGCAGAAACTTTAACTGTATCCTCTATTAAGGAGAATGTAATGTCTGATAATTACGAAAAGCAAATTGCTGATTTGCAGAAAGAGCTTGTAGAAGCAAAGACTGCGAATGAGGAATTGAAAGACAAGGTTGTTGCTGAACAGCGCGCCGAGTCTTCAGAAAAAATCCAAAACCTTGAAGCTACGATTGCAGACCAAGCTACAAAGCTTGCAGAGCAAGAAGAAGCTAATAAGACTTTGGCTGAGTCTTTAAAGTCACAAGAGGAAGCTCTTGCGGCAAAAGATGAAGAATTTAATAACCAAGAAAAAGAATTAGCCACTATGAAGCAGAAAGAAGCAATGATGCAGCGTAAGGCTAAATTGGAAGATATTGGTCTTGAGTCTGATGAAGCTGCTGCCACTGTTGAAGAGTTTGCGTCTGTTGATGACGACACTTTCGACAAAGTTGTTGCTGTTATGAAGAAAAGGGGCGAATGGCCACCAAAGAAAAAAGACGAAAAAGAAGAAGAGAAGGAAGAAGCCGTTGTGAAGGCTGAAGTAAGTGAGGAAGTGGATGATGCAGAAGCAAGTGCTGAAGCATTGGAAGATGCTGAGGAATCAGCAGAAGTTGCCATCGCTGAAGCTGTTGGCGAAGATGATCCTGCGGAATCTCTTCGTGCAGTAGCTAGTGAATGGCTTGGCTCTATTCTACAATCCGTTCCTAAAGAAGACAAGTAATTATTTTTTAAAAAACAAAGGAGATTCATAATGGCTCTTAAAACAGATAGAAGTACTCTTCAAACTGACATTTCGTTCTTTATGAACGAAGCCGCTACTCGTGGTGGCGTTGCAGTTATTAGCACTGGAGGTTCTGGTGCGTCCATGGATAATGGTTCCGCACTCTGCACTTATGCTGCGGCTCCATCCGGTAAAGTTGCGTTGGGTCTTTTGATGAACGATATGGTTAGTATTGACCTGACTCGTCAGCATTTGAACCAGCACAAAGACGAAGTTCAAAAGGGTGGTAAAGTAACTCTTCTCAATAAAGGTTGGGTTGTTACCAGTAACTTGGAAGGCACTGATCCAAATGCAGGCGATGTAGCTTATTTGGCGCACAGTGGAAACCTTGCTGCATCTAACATTGGTGGCGATGACGCCGCTGAACACATGGTTGTTGGACGATTTTTGTCTGATGTAGATGAAGATGGTTACGCTAAAGTGTATATCGATCTTCCGAATACTAATATTGGTCACTCGGCTCACGCCTAAATAACTTAACATAAAAGGAGAAGATAATATGTCTACTAAAACTCGACCGACACCTGAATTTATTGAGTTGCTTAAGCGCTCAGGTAGTTCAGATAAGACAGTGGCTATGGCTGCTCAGAGAGAAATCGCTAAAGCTCTCGAAACCCCCATTCGTAAGGGTGTTTTGTTTGGCGATATCGTTACCTCAATTTACGAGGCTATGCCTCTTGAGCCCGGAGCAACCCCAGAATTTCCATTGGATCTTTTGGCTCCCGGTACTGAAACGGATCATGTTGCTTATACGAATCCCGGCAATGGCCGTATTCCTGAGCGACATGTTGAAGGTGACTACGTTATGGTTAA